AAGACGGCCGGTGTTGATCGCGGCGGTGTTCGCGGTGACGACGCCCTGCCACGAGAGGGCCGACTTCGCCCACGCGTCGACGGGGTGTCGGGCTTGGTTGGAGTAGATGACCGTGCCGAGCGGGTGGTCGGCGATCAGGCGGGCCGAGTCGATGTGGTCCTCGGTGTAGTTGACGGTGATCTCGCGGGCCGCTGCCTGTGCCGCGCGCGCGAACGCCTGGGCGCGGCGGACGGCTTCCTGGATGCGCTGCATGAGGTCGCTGTAGAACGTGGCGGTGATGCCGGTGACGGCGGCCTGGTGGTCGGCGGTCCAGGTGAACAGGGCGGCGGCGCGGTGGGCGCGCTCGAGGGCGCGGATCGCGCCGTCGCGGTAGGCGATCGGCAGGTCGGTGGCCGCCCACCGTTCAGCGAACGCGCGGGCCTGCCGGTCGAACTCGGCGACCTGCCCGTTGAAAGCGACCGTGGCGGTGCGGATACGCTGCGTGGCGCCGGGCCCGCGGTGGATGCGTTCCAGGGCGCGCACGAGGGTGTCCTGCGCGGTGCTGAGCCGTCCCCAGGTGCGGGTGAGCTGGTAGACGCCGGTGGCGATGAGCGCGAGGAGTTCTTCACGTCCGTCGACGGTCCGCTGCACGGGGGTGCTCATCGGCGGGGCCTGGCAACGAGTTGGATGACACCGAGTGTTCCGTCGCTGTCCGAGCTGTCGTCGTCCTGAGGTTCATCCGGAGCGGGCGGCTGCCCCGACTCCAGGATCGTCAACTGCCGCTCGTAGGCCTTGATGTTCTCCGTGTAGGTGACGCCGACGACGGAGGACACGTTCACGGCTGCGGGTTGGGCGCGCAGGTCAGCGAGGCGGGAGCGGATGACGGAGATGGCGACGGCCCGCGCGGTACGGAGTCGGGTGTAGCGGGTCTCAAGGTCGGCGACGTCCGTGGAGGCGCCGAGCTCGTCGAGGAGCCAGGCGCGGGTGGCGCTGTCCATGGCCATGGGGGCTGTCCTCCGTCGCAGGGGGTTGGAAGGGTGGCGGGTGCGGGCCCGCCGTGTGGCGCCCCACCACGGGGGCGGGCCCGCACGCGCTCTCAGTCGCCGCCGTTGCCCTCGTCGGCGGCGTCCCGGCCCCGGGCCGGCTTGCTGGCCGCGCTCTTGCGAGGTGCGGCGGTCTTCTTGGCCGCCGAGGCGGCCTTGCCATCGGTCTTCGCCTCGTCGGCGGCTTCCGTGGTGCTGCCGCTATCGGAGGTGTCGGCGAGCGTAGGCACCTCGCCGTTCTCCCAGCACGCCGGGTTGGTCACGAGCGCCGCGTATTCGGGTGCGGGCTCTTCTCCGGCGTGCAGGAGGACATCGCGGTGCTTGACCGGGTCGCGGACGAACACGGATCGCACGAGTCGGGGCATGGCGATCAGTCCTCGTCCAAGACGGTGGCGCTGATGTGGAAGTTGTTCACGTACAGCACCGGCATCGCGACGGCGTTGGCCGTGGTGGAGAACTGCACCGGGTTGGACTTCTTCTCGTAGGAGACGTAGATACCCGGCTCCTGCGCGGCCTCGAGGCCCGGGTTGTCTCCGGAGTCGAGGTTGTCCTGCTCTGCGGTGATGCCGTACTGGGTCTGCGCCCACTGGTCCGGGCTCGGGGGGATCATGGCCCACAGGCCCTCGGGGGTGACGCGCTTGAAGACGTCGTCGTCCCACACCTGCTCGTCGTAGAGCTCGACCGGGGGCAGGTTCCAGCGGGCGCGCACGGAGTTGACGTCCGGCGGGGCCAGCGTGGTGGAGGGGGTGGTCTCCGGGCTGGAGGAGTTCCAGAACGCGGTGCGGTACTCCAGGTTGGAGGCCAGCACGGACAGGGCCCGCTCGCTGGTGATGACGCGGGCGGGCTTGGGGGCGCCGATGCTCTTGAGGTAGCGGATCCACGCCATCTCGTCGGTGAGCGGCTTCGCGCCGTCCTGGTCCCACGGGATCGCGGCGACGGGCTTGTTCTCGGCGGGCACGTTCCAGTCGACGTCGAGGCCGACGCCGGGCAGGTTGACGATGCCGGTGGTGAGGAGTTCACCGGCCGCCAGCTCCATCGCGATCTTGATGGAGGTGAAGTGGCGGTCGAGGTCGCTGTACAGCTGGTCGATGAAGTCCTGGTCGTCCGCGCCGCGCTTGGCGGTGTGGAGGATCAGGGAGAGCTCGCCCATTTCGAGGGTCTGGCCGACCGGGGGCAGCATGCCCTCGTTGACGACGCGCTCAGCCTGGCGCTTGGCCAGCGCGTGCGGCGCGTCGAAGGCCCGGAACTTCGCGGCGTTGACACGCCGCTTGTTCGACTCGATGCGGAACTTCGGGCCGTAGATCTTCCGCTCCGGGATGACGCTCTGCGTGAGCGCGTACGTGTTCGGAGTGGGCAGACCGTTGATGTAGGCGTTGATGTCTTCCGGCGTGACGTTCCGCAGGAGACGGTCGAGAGTGGAGCTCATGGTCGGTCTCCTGTCTTACCGGTAGTGGATGGTGACGCCGGGCGCGACGCTGGTGACGTCGGTCGGGTCGAAGGGGATCGGACACTTGTCGGCGTAGACCTCGCCGAACCACAGCAGCGCCCCGGACGTCTTGGTGGAGCCGGGCGCGAACATCGACTCGGTGGCGAGGAAGCCCTGAAGGACCTCGGTGCCGTCGGATGCGGTGGCGGCGCCGCCCGCAGTCGTGGTGGTGACGGTGACGGCGGGGCTGGTGCCGCCGGTCAGGCCGGACGCGGACGCGGTCATCTGCGGCTGGTCGTCGCCCATGAAGCGGCCCACGAAGGTGACCTGGACGGCGGTGCCGGGGTGCGGGCCGCCGGATACGGACACGTCACCGACGTTGATGTTCGACAGCGCCTCGAGGGCTGCCTTCACCTGCGCCGCGGTGGCGTTGTAGGGGATGCCGGCGGTGGTCTGCCCGGACCAGGTCAGCGTGTAGGTGCCGCCGGTCGGGGTGCCGGTCACGGTGACCGTCTGGACCTCGGACGTCGGCCCCGAGTAGGGGGCGAACATGCCGGTCGCGGTGACCTTGCCGAGCGGCAGGCCGGACTTGAGGACGTTGCGGGGCTGCAGCAGGTTGCCGGCCTCGTAGTGGACGCCCGCGACGAACTTCGTCAGGTCCAGCCGGATCGTGTTGGTGTCGTTGGTTCCCACGAGGGAGGCGAGCCACGGCCGTTCGGCGGTGGCTTCCTCGCTCGTACGCATGGGCTGGAAGTCGTTCACGGCCCTCTCCTTGGGGTGATGACGGTGCTGAAAGGCGGCACCGTTTCCGGCGCGTCCACGTGGGAGAGGTCGTGGTCCCAGGTCGTGCGGATGGTGCAGGGTCAGGCGTCGGCGGCGATCTTTCCGCGGCGCTTGAGCATGGCGAGGCCCCGCTCGCCGGGCTTGGGCTGGTTGGCGCCCGGGCGGGGGATGCCGGTGCCGGGCATCCCGGACGGTGCTGGCGGGACGGCGCCCGGGGCGGGGCTCTGGGCGCCGCCGAACATCTCGGCGCGGCGGCCCTTGAGTTCCTCGGCCGCGGTGGTGATGTCGTCGTCGGACGCGTCGTCAGTGACCCGGATCAGGGCGGCGGCGTCATCGAGGTCGGCGCCGGTCGCGCCGAGGGACACCAGGACGGCCCGGACTTTGGTGTCGCGTTCGCGCTGGGCGGCGGCGGGGGGGGGGGGGGGGGCGGGGGGGGGGGGGGGGGGGCCGGGGGGGGGCGGGGGGGGGGGGGGGGGGGGGGGGGGCGGGGGGGGGCTCGCGCTGCTCGGCCTGGGTGACGCGGGCGGCCAGGTCGTTCTCCTGCTGGGCGAGGGCTTCGGCGCGGCGCTCGTCCTCGCTGAGCTTGGCCTTGCGGGCCTCGTCGGCCTGCTTGAACATCTTGCCGAAGGCGGACGGGTCGAACGTGTCGAGGTTGAAGTCCTGAATGCCGGCGGCTTCGGCTATCTCGCGGATCGCGGCGTGCCGTCCGGCGCGGCGTTCCTTGGCCATGTTCTGGCCGAACCGCTCCTGGGTGATGATGACGCCGTTCTCGTCGCGGAGGGGTTCGACGGCGGGCGGGTTCTTCTGCGCCTGCGCGGCCACATCCGCCGGGGACGGCTGGGCAGGCGGCTGCGGGTCGCCGCCGTCGTTGTAGAACACCGGGGAGAAGACACCGGTGGGGTACGGGTGGGCCCAGCCGGCGTGGCCGGCACGGGCGGAGTGCTGCGCGGGGCGACGCATCTGTCCAAGTCCTCCCAGACTCGTAGTGCAACTTCCAGGCCCCGCGCCTAGATCCAAGTTCAGCACAGATC